TGATCCATCACGGATATATGTTCGAACTGAAAGGTGAAAGCTACAGGAAAAAGACAGCGAAGGCAGTAACAAGCGCGACTTGATGTCGCACTGAAGGGGGCGGCCAGTATAGTTGGCGCGAGTCGGCAAAACTAGTTGACGTCTAATACGCCAGAAAACGTCGGCAATGTCGCTTCCTGAAGCGTCAGATAATGAGGAAAAGACGCGACAGGCACTGAAGGAGCAAAACAGGTTAATTGACGAGCAGAAAAGTAAGATTAAATCCTTACAGGAAAAAATTGCTGGCTATCAGTATGTGCTGGCAAACCCGGGCTGGACAACCGATAACGGTTTTATGATTAACCACATGACGTCGGTAAAAACTGTCACAGAAGGGCTTGCAGAAGCAACAAATCAACTGGCAGTTGAACAGTCTCGCCTCACTCAAATGCAGGGCAAAGCGCAATCCATTCAGGATGTGCTTGCCGGGCTGGAGGAGCGACGGGTGGCGTTGATCCGTCAACAGGCAGCGGAACAAAACAAAGCGTATCAGTCCCTGTTGATCATGAATGGGCAGCATACCGAGTTTAATCGCCTTCTCGGGCTCGGTAATGAATTACTTCAGCAGCGACAGGGGCTGGTGAATGTACCGTTACGGCTACCACAGGCAACCCTGGATGATAAACAGCAGACCGCACTGAATAACAGCGAGCGCGAACTGGCTCTGTCCCGCCTGAAGGGGGAAGCTCGTGAGCGTGCCCGCCTGGGTTATGCTGCGGATGATCTCGGATTTGTGGGAGAGGCGTATCAGACAGCAAGACTGAATTATATAAATAACTCACTGGATGCATGGCGAAATAACCAGGCAAATAAACCCAAAGCGCATAAAAAGACCGAAGCGGAAAAAACAGAGGATATTTATAAACGGCTGATTAAACAGCAAAAAGAACAGATAGCACTGGCAGGGCAGAATACTGAACTGGCTAAGATGAAATATCAGGTCAGTCAGGGCGAATTATCAACCCTGTCAGAAGCGCAGAAAAAAACGCTTTTGCAGAATGCAGCACTTATCGACCAGAAAAAGATTCGTGAGCAGCTTGCTGCGTATGAGAGCAGTCTGGCGGACAGTAATGCCAGTGTCAGAGCATCAAATGAGGCTCAGTTACTGGGATATGGTGAAGGCTCACGGATGCGTGAACGACTTCAGGAAATGTGGAGCATCCGGCAGGAGTTTGAGCAGAAAAATAACGAGCTACTGAGACAGTATCAGGCCGGAGAAATTGAAGAAGCCCTGTGGAAACAGGAGAAAGAGCTGAATAAAAAATATCTGGAAGAGCGTCTCAGCGATCAGCAGGATTATTATGTAAAGGCTGATGCTTTACGCAGTAACTGGAATGCCGGGCTCAAAGAGGGGCTGACGAACTGGGCAGACAGTGCCACCGATTATGCTTCGCAGGCGGCAGATGCTGTCGTTTCCACGATGGACGGGCTGGTATCAAATATTTCCGATGCACTGGCCGGAAATGTTGTGGACTGGAGAAACTGGGGGAGTTCAATTCTCCAGGAAGTTTCAAAAATTCTGATGAACGCTGCCATCGTTAACGGGCTGAAGTCACTTTCCAAAAGCATGTCCGGTGCCGGAGGATGGCTTGGTACAGTCGGCGACTGGCTTTCCGGTGCAGTGGCAAACGCAAAAGGTGGTGTTTATACATCGGCAAATCTGAGTGCTTACAGTAACACCATTGTGGATACCCCGACGTATTTTGCTTTTGCGAAAGGTGCCGGGCTGATGGGCGAGGCCGGGCCTGAAGCTATCATGCCACTGACTCGGGCAGCGGACGGCTCTCTTGGAGTCAGAGCCATTGGCAATGTGAATGGTGGCGGTGGATTTGTTTATTCTCCCGTATATCACATCAGTATTCAGAATAAAGGGAGCAATGGCGAGATAGATACGCAGTCAGCCAAGGGACTGGTGGATCTGATCGACAGCAGGGTTGTGTCAATTATGCAGTCATCACGTCGGGACGGAGGATTATGCAGTGCCTGAGTCTGAAGTTTTTAACTGGATCCCCCGCGAGGGGATGGAGACGACACGAAAGCCATCTGTTATTACGGTAAAGTTCGGTGACGGATATGAACAGCGACGGGCTGGTGGTCTGAATGCAGATCTGAAAACGTTTAAACCGGTATTTCGTGTCACGGATGAATATTCCCGTGCCGCGCTGGACAGTTTTTTATCCCGTCATGCCGGGGTTCGTGCTTTTTTGTGGCGTCCGCCAAAACACAACAGGACTGTCCGGGTTGTCTGCAGGGAGTGGAGCATTTCGGATAATGCCATGTATACCGATTTTAACTGTACCTTTGAAGAGGTCACTCACTGATGCAGGATATACAGCAGGAAACACTCAATGAGTGCACTAAAACGGAGCAATCCGCGCTGGTCGTGCTCTGGGAAATTGATCTGACAGAGGTCGGCGGAGATCGTTATTTCTTCTGTAATGAGCAGAACGAAAAAGGTGAACCAGTCACCTGGCAGGGGCGGCAGTATCAGGCCTATCCCATTCAGGGAAGTGGATTTGAGATGAACGGCAAAGGAGCCAGTGCAAGGCCAACGCTGAAAGTCTCTAATCTGCACGGCATGGTCACCGGGATGGCGGAAGACCTGCAGAGTCTGGTCGGCGGAACGGTGGTCAGGCGTAAGGTTTACGCCCGTTTTCTGGATGTGGTGAACTTCGTCAACGGAAACAGCGAAGCCGATCCAGAGCAGGAGGTGATCAGCCGCTGGCGCATCGAGCAGTGCAGCGAACTGAGCGCGGTGAGTGCCTCTTTTGTACTGTCCACGCCGACGGAAACGGATGGTGCTGTTTTTCCGGGACGTACCATGCTGGCCAACACCTGCACCTGGACCTATCGCGGTGATGAGTGCGGTTATCACGGTCCGGCGGTTGCGGATGAATATGACCAGCCGACGTCCGATATCACGAAGGATAAATGCAGCAAATGCCTGAGTGGTTGTAAGTTCCGCAATAACGTCGGCAACTTTGGCGGCTTCCTTTCCATTAACAAACTTTCGCAGTAATCCCATGACACAGACAGAATCAGCGATTCTGGCGCACGCCCGGCGATGTGCGCCAGCGGAGTCGTGCGGCTTCGTGGTGAGAACGCCGGAAGGGGAAAGATATTTTCCCTGCGTGAATATCTCCGGTGAGCCGGAGGCGTATTTCCGGATGTCGCCGGAGGACTGGCTGCGGGCAGAGATGCAGGGTGAGATTGTGGCGCTGGTCCACAGCCACCCCGGTGGCCTGCCCTGGCTGAGTGAGGCTGACAGGCGGCTGCAGGTGCAGAGCGATTTGCCTTGGTGGCTGGTCTGCCGGGGTGAGATTCATAAATTCCGCTGTGTGCCGCATCTTACCGGGCGGCGCTTTGAGCACGGGGCGACGGACTGTTACACGCTGTTCCGGGATGCTTATCATCTGGCGGGGATTGAGATGCCGGACTTTCATCGTGAGGATGACTGGTGGTGTAACGGCCAGAATCTCTATCTGGATAATCTGGAGGCCACAGGGCTGTATCAGGTGCCGTTGTCAGCGGCGCAGCCGGGCGATGTGCTGCTGTGCTGTTTTGGTTCATCGGTGCCGAATCATGCCGCCATTTACTGCGGCGACGGTGAGCTGTTGCACCATATTCCTGAACAACTGAGCAAACGAGAGAGGTATACCGACAAATGGCAGCGACGCACACACTCCCTCTGGCGTCACCGGGCATGGCACGCATCTGCCTTTACGGGGATTTACAACGATTTGGCCGCCGCATCGACCTTCGTGTAAAAACGGGGGCTGAAGCCATCCGGGCGTTGTCCACACAGCTCCCGGCGTTTCGTCAGAAACTGAATGACGGCTGGTATCAGGTGCGCATTGCCGGGCGTGATGCAGGTGAAACCGAATTATCTGCCCGTCTTAATGAGCCGCTGGCAAATGGTGCCGTGATCCACATCGTGCCGCGTCTGGCGGGAGCTAAAAGTGGCGGTGTGTTTCAGGTGGTGCTGGGGGCGGCGCTGATTGCGGTGGCATGGTGGAACCCTGTGGGCTGGCTGGGTGCCGCGGCTGTATCGGGCATGTATGCGGCAGGGGCCAGTATGATCCTGGGTGGTGTGGCCCAGATGCTGGCACCGAAAGCCCGGACGCCCACAGCGACCAGCACGGATAACGGTAAGCAGAACACCTATTTCTCATCACTGGATAACATGGTTGCCCAGGGCAATGTTCTGCCTGTTCTGTACGGTGAAATGCGCGTGGGGTCTCGTGTGGTTTCTCAGGAGATCAGCACGGCAGATGAAGGGGACGGTGGTCAGGTTGTGGTGATTGGCCGCTGATGCAAAATATTTCATGTGAAACCGCCTCCGGGCGGTTTTGTCGTTTATGGAGCATGACGAATGGGCAAAGGAAGCAGTAAGGGGCATACCCCGCGCGAAGCGAAGGACAACCTGAAATCCACGCAGTTGCTGAGTGTGATTGATGCCATCAGCGAAGGGCCGATTGAAGGTCCGGTGGATGGATTAAAAAGCGTGCTGCTGAACAGTACGCCGGTGCTGGACAGTGAGGGGAATACCAACATCTCCGGCGTCACGGTGGTGTTCCGGGCAGGTGAGCAGGAGCAGACACCGCCGGAAGGTTTTGAATCCTCCGGCTCCGAGACGGTGCTCGGTACAGAAGTGAAATATGACACGCCGATCACCCGCACCATCACGTCGGCAAACATCGACCGTCTGCGCTTTACCTTCGGTGTGCAGGCACTGGTGGAAACCACCTCAAAGGGTGACCGGAATCCGTCGGAAGTCCGCCTGCTGGTTCAGATACAGCGTAATGGTGGCTGGGTGACGGAAAAAGACATCACCATTAAAGGCAAAACCACCTCGCAGTATCTGGCCTCGGTGGTGGTGGATAACCTGCCGCCGCGCCCGTTTAATATCCGGATGCGCAGGATGACGCCGGACAGCACCACAGACCAGCTGCAGAACAAAACGCTCTGGTCGTCATACACCGAAATCATCGATGTGAAACAGTGCTACCCGAACACGGCACTGGTCGGCGTACAGGTGGACTCGGAACAGTTCGGCAGCCAGCAGGTGAGCCGTAATTATCATCTGCGCGGGCGTATTCTGCAGGTGCCGTCGAATTATAACCCGCAGACGCGGCAATACAGCGGTATCTGGGACGGAACGTTTAAACCGGCATACAGCAACAACATGGCCTGGTGTCTGTGGGATATGCTGACCCATCCGCGCTACGGCATGGGGAAACGTCTTGGTGCAGCGGATGTGGATAAATGGGCGCTGTATGTCATCGGCCAGTACTGCGACCAGTCAGTGCCGGACGGCTTTGGCGGCACGGAGCCGCGCATCACCTGTAATGCGTACCTGACCACACAGCGCAAGGCGTGGGATGTGCTCAGTGATTTTTGCTCGGCGATGCGCTGTATGCCGGTATGGAACGGGCAGACGCTGACGTTCGTGCAGGACCGACCGTCGGATAAGGTGTGGACCTATAACCGCAGTAATGTGGTGATGCCGGATGATGGCGCGCCGTTCCGCTACAG